GTATCTTTCTCAGCCACCATCATCTCACGAATAGAAGACATGTCTTTCGGGGATGCTAAGATGGATTCTTTAGTCTCAACCTTTGGAGGAACATACTCTCCAAATCTCGCAGTTAAGGAACTTCCTCTTGTAGTTTTTACAGGAGAAGCACCAAATCTATTTTCTAAGGGGGTGGCAGAAATGGGAGCTTCCACTTTAGGAAGATTTCCAAAACGTTCAGCTAAAGTTCCCAATTTTCACCTATATGTTAGTTTCCGTTACGTTGAACAAATTCTTCAATTGTCCCAGTAAACTCTTCACCAGTGGCCTTGTCTACGTAGGTGACAGTACCATCAGCGTTCTTTGTTTTAAATTCTAGTGTGGCTTTTACACCTTGTAGGTCTGTCATACTCACACTAGGAGGGGGGTTTAACGACCAAGCATTTCCTTCAGGAGCATATTGATCTTTAAACGCCTGTGTACGTTCTTCTAGAGACTTCTCCACAGGCTCTGTGGTGGCCTCTACAGGGGCATCTTTATTTGGGCCACCTACACCTACATTAGGAGGAGGTAGCTCTGTAGCCCCCTCTGTAGGCTCTTCTGCGCCTATTGGCATACCATTCTCGTCTAAGTTATACCTAGTACGAATGTAAGAGAGGTATTTCTCATCTCCTGTATAAAGCTCTTTGATCTTATCATACGTAGCTTTATTGGTAGCGTGTTTTAAAAGAGCTTGAGAGCTGTCATCATTTAGGTCAAAACGGGGATTACCATTTTCGTCCGTACTAGAAGTTAATTGAGTCTCGACTTCTCCAGCAATCTCAATAAACTTCTTATCAATCACATCCATAGTCTGTGGGTTGATAGACTCGCTTGAACCAGCTGCCTTCTTTAGCGCTTCTGGATCAACGGTGACAAAACTCTCTCCCCCCACCTTATTAGGGCGTGGTGTATCCCCCTGAGCAATTGCTTGTTCAGCTGTCATGCCCGGAACCACTTCTGTCGTAGACAGTCTATCCCTAGCTCTGTCCATAGCACCTACACCAAAAGCCTTGTTCCAAATACTCCCTTCTGGGTCTTGTTTAAATCCCTCTGGGTCTTCTTTAGCAGCCGAAACAATAGGACCATAGATTTTAGCGAAGAAGGTGTTAAAATCCTCATTAGGAGCTTTGAATGTACCGCTAAGTTTATATACAGAACGAAAGAACTCTTCATCAATAGGGACATTTGCCTCAAGGCGAAGCTTTTCCACCTGAGAATAGAAATCTCCTAAGCCAGCTGGGTCCATATTAGCTTGTGCCATAATGATGTCTTTAGGCACCCCCATAGCTTGTAGACGTTTAGCTACATTAACACTTTCATCAATTGCAGCTCCAGCTCTACGTCTATTTTCAATACCTAGTGTTCTAGCTGTTTCAACCTGCTGATTGAAGTATGTTCTGGCGTCTTCGTTTCGTTTGTCAATGCCCTCGGAGAGTTTATTAAAAAACCCTGTAGCAAAACCTTCACCAAAACTTCCCATTAAACACCTCGTCTTTTAATCAAAGGAGGACCTTCAGCTGCCTCTTCAATAGGATTGTCTTGAGAAGGGGCTTCAGAAAGTTCCTCTTTGGCCTGTGCTTGCATTTCAGAAGAAACCTCTGAAGGTGCTCCTGCCAAGCTTTTTTCAAGCATTACAAGAGTGCGTTTCTTATCTTTTTCTTTAAGCTTTTCTTCTTTAGAAGGCCCAGCAAACTCTGTCAGAGGAATGTCTAAGGTTTCTGCTAGGATTTTCAAATGCTCGTGCAAAACAGGAGAAATGAGCACCTTAACATCAACAGAATGATACCCCTCCATAACACCAACAGAAGTCATAGAATCAATCATAACATCTAAAGGGAATCCATGTTCTAGTGAGAACATAAGATCGTCTAGCACCTCTTCATTTTCCATACGTTGGAAATAAAAACCCAATGCTTCTTCTGGCGTATTGTATAAAGGAGGTTGTTCCCAAGGAGCATTCCCCGGTTCTTTAGTCAGGGACATCCCTGCAATAGGTGCTCTTAGGTCCATTAATTTCTCACAGCTTTTGAATATGTCTTATATTGACGTTGAAACTTAGATACGTATTCTGGTGTGGTTAGATAACCATCACTAGCATTTCCTGCCTTATTTACAGGTTGTCCACTAAACCAAACAGAAACTGCATCTTCAATAGAACCATGTTTCTCTTTAGCCTTTTTCATCTGATCGATAAAGATAGCGTCTTGGATTTCAGGAGAGTTCATAAACTCTTCTTCTGTCACTTCTCGTCCAAGAGCAGCCTTACTCCACTGAGGAAGATTTCCGGGCATGATTTGATAAGCCCCCATTGCTCTTTCGCCCTTATACATCCCTTTAGTGACCAAAGGCCCTCTTACAGAGTAGTCTCCACCAGAACTTTCAATATCCTTGACAGCTTGTGCAACAGCTTCCCAATCGTTATTAAACGTCACTGGGGTCATATTCTTGGCTAGATTAGGTTTATCAGGAGAGAAGAGAGAAGGAGTGTCTCCACGTTTCTCTACAAGTTTCTTCAAGTTTTCTTCTGAAATTGCTTCTCGTTTTGTTTCCACACGCTTGTCAATGCCCTTAGAAACAGCTGTAGCCAATCCCTCTGCAAATCCACCAGAACCTTTAGAGGAGTTACGAATTTCCTCTGAAGCTTGTTGAATTTGTTTTAGCCATTCATTAGGACGACTAGCAAGCTCTTTAGAATCAACTTCTTCTGTTTGTTGACGAAGAGGGATGAAACCTGTCAGGTTCTTTTTAGGTCTATACTCTGCCTCTTTTGGGGTAAGAAATAATGCTCTGCGAAGATCAGAAAGATTTTGTTTATAGTCCATTACCCAAAAAATCCATTACTAAAGAGGCCATTAACAACAGACCCTGCTAATCCACCAAGAGCCTGACCTAGTGCAGCTTTGCTGTCTCCACTAGCTTTCATCTTAGCCAAAACAATTTCAGCAGCTCTATTTTTAGCATTCTCAGAAGATTCATAAGCAAACGAGTAGAAATCTCTTTCTCGTTGCATCTGATTATTGTATGCAGCTAGGGTGAGTTGTGTCGCTTGTTGAGCGTTAATTCTGTTGGCTTCGTTAGCCGCTTCATTATTTGCTGTTGTGACAGACCGTCTCCATGTCGCATTGGATTGGTCAATCACCAATCTGTTAGATGCGTTGAATTGATCTCTTGCATCATTCATTTGACGATTGAACATCCCCACGGTATTGGTTTGTTCTGTGTTAAACTGAGACATTGCATTTTGTTGTGCAGCGTTAAACTGAGAAACTTGTGTAGACAAACTTGCAAAGAACTGATCTGTTTGAGATTGACTAGTTGCATTAAATTGCTTAGTGGCATTCTCAGCAGCTGTATCTGTAAATAGCCCTTGAATGATACTTTGGCTCTTAAACATATTCATTTGGTTATCTGCATCTAGATTTGCCAAATCCATTTGCAAGAAGGCTTGAGCATTCTGTAATCGTGCTTGTTGACGATTGTTAAGATTGGTCAATTCAAACTGAGAGAACGTAGCAGCATCTTGTGCAGCAATGTTAATAGCACTTTCCATAGCAGCTTGGGTTACAGCCCCACCTGCCATAGACGAAGCACCAAGCCCTCTAGCAGCCATAATAGCATTAGCATTACGAATGGCACCAGAAGCCCAAACAGGGGTGTTACCCCCTTCAAACTGGGACATAAGTTTTTCCATCTGTCCTACGACAGTGGCATCAGCCGAAGGAGTGGCTGTAGCAGCTTCAACTTGTGCGTTAGGACTCACCGTACCATGTACAGCTGTCATATCAGCTGTAGCATCTGCAATAGCAGGAGAAGTGGTAGAGGTTGTAACTTGTGGGGCTGTAGTTGCTGTTGGGGCAACTGCTGTAGCAGTCTCTCCTGTTGTGGCCACTTCCACATCTGGACTAGCTTCTACACTTCCAGCTTCTCTGTCTATAAGCTCATTAGCACTTACAGTCATAGGAGTGGTTTCAACCTGAGTGACATAATTATTTGGGTTGGCAATCATGTCTGTTGTAGTAGTAGCACCAGTTGAGCTTAGATTAGGGGTGACAGTGGTATTGTCCCCTACAGTAGTGGCACCAATTGGACTGGTATTTGTCGTAGTTGTTGTAGGGGTAGTTGTCGCAGGAGTGGTGGTAGATGGGGTGGTGGTTGCCGGAGCGGCAGTGTCATTCACCCAACCTGTTACCACCCCACCAGTAGCAAACCCTCTTTTTTCAGAAGCACTATTCACCATCTCTTTTGCCTTACTTTCGTAGGCGTGAAACTTTTGAGAGTTTGCAGGGTTAGATTTTAGAAAATTAGAAAATTGGTCCATGGGGCCTTTAAACCCCATTTTACGAGCAAGCACTTCTGTTTGGTCTTGTGTAAAACCACCAAATTGTTTAGCCATATCACCCCCTCTTGCAAACTGTTAACATAGAAAGGTCTAACGTGTTAAGCCATTCTAAGAAGGCTCTAGACGAACCTGTTGGATCGGGCATATTCAATCTAGCCCCTTGATATACGTCACAAGCTGCCCCAATCATTGTCCCTGCTGCGCAGGCGGTCAACAAGATCGCTATTAGAAATCCCGTCAACATCTCTTTTTTCTCTGTAAGCAGCTTCACGAGCTTTCTCCAATTTCTTTGCATCATCTCTGAGAGCCTCTGTAAGGGCCTCTGAAGCCCCTTCTCTCTTCTGAGACCATCCGTATACCAAAACCCCTAGCAACGCTGTAAGGGCCATCCCAAGGCCTCCTAGGGCCATCTTATAACGGCTTACAAGAAAAGCAATCATTCCCGTTCTTTCGTGATGTATCCAGCGAGGATCATAACACCAGTTTGAATCCAAATATCAAGGTCTTGGAAAATCCCTGCAAACGGATGATCAGGCCAAAGAAGATTTAATCCACTTTGTAAAGCTCCTAAGATGGCACCAGAAACGATGACAGCAAGAATTTTACGAGTGGGGAACTTACTAGGTTGTGTTTTAAGTTGGGCCATTTCCCACTCCTAAATATTTATTTTTCTGCACCCCTTGACAAAGAGGATTTTTGGATTATATACTACTAGGGGGTTATGTAATAAATGATTATAATGTTACTTATTAATAATAAAATTAATTAGTCTCTTCCAGAAACTATCTTTAGTGATAGGAGGAGACTTAAGAGAACGAATAGCAGACAGAAACTCATCCACTGAGACAAGAGATTTATTCATCCCATCTCCTGCGTAGAAACTTTTCCCTTTACCTTTTCCTGTAACGACAGGAAGACTTGCCCACTCTTTAGCTAGATTGTTAGCAAAGTCTTCTGCTGTAATACCACCAGATAAATACTTATCCATCCCTCTTCGTTTTAACAACACTGTCGCTAAAGCATTCTGATTTGACTCGTTAAAGAGATCAGAGAAAAGAAGGCCAGCAGCAGGAGGAAGGGGACGAAGTGTGTCTTCTAGAATTTGATACCCCCCAGCTGCTTCACTAGGGTATCTGGCATCAATACTTTCTTGCCAATTCAACACTTCCTTAATCGTCATAGAAGTGAGAGCTTTCTTAGGACGATCCTTAGCAGCAATACCCCCCCAAACTACATCGAAGTTATTTCCACTTTCGTGTTTAGCGATAAAAGCTAAAAGAGAATTTGATCTCATTTTCCACTATCCCTAATTAATTGCTTTATGTCTTGACGAATTTCATCTAGCACCTTAGCTACGTTCTCCCTACTCTCTCGTCCAGATTCTAAGTCCTCTCTTCGTTGCTCACGAAGACGGTCTATTTCAGTCTTGTTAGATTGTCCTTGAGATTCCAATCTAACCCCCCATACCACTGCACCAAGGAACGAAAGGAAGATATGCCAGTTGTCTCTTAAAAGCTCTATAAACATTAGCTCAACTCTTTCCACGAAAACAAGGTTCCGTTAGAAGTAACTGAGTAGCTGTTGCCAGAAGGGACTATAGCCGACACCGTTTGAGTCATATTAGAAGCATCAGGGTTATTAATCAATCTTTGGATAACTGAACCCTGCACATACAAAATAGTATCACCTGTCTCATTTCCAAAATCTACAATAACTGAAACAGAAATAGGTTTTCCTGTAGAGTTTGTGTAGGTTGTAGAGAAAGCTCTAGAACCTGTGAAGTCTTGCCAAGATTGGTTCCAGCCAATAGAGTCTTTACGAACAGCTGTAGCTAATTTTAATGGTGTGATTACACTTTCAGTCGTTGCTGTTCCAGTGTTCCAAACAGTGCTTGTTTGCGTAACACCAGAAATAGTTGGATTACCTGATACACCATCTCCATTAGAAATAGTCACACCAGTGTTTGCACCAATAACTATTGATCTACTAGTAAAGACATTCGTAGCAGTTTGAACAACCATCCCAACAGCTGCACCAAGAGCAGCCAACCCTGTTAATTTAACATCTGAAGGTTGCGCTCCAATCTCTCCTAGAGTCCAAGAAACATTTGCAGAGCCATCTACAGATTTGCCTGTAGAACCAATAGTAATTGTTCTGGCAGTTCCCCACAAAGTAGTTAGGATGTCTGCCACACCACTAAACAACACCCCATTAATATTTCTTGCTGTTTGCAAGATGGTTGCTGTAGCAGCATTAATAGACCAAGAGCCAGACGCACCAGAACCAGTCTTTGTTGGGGCATCATCTGCAATCTGAGATACGACGAAAGCAGTTGTAGCTAATTGTGTAGTGTTTGTATTAACGACAGCTGTAGGGGCTAAAGGAACACCCGTGAAAGTGGGGTTTGCTGCAAAGACTAAAGCACCAGTACCTGTCTCGTCTGTGATCGCAGCAGCTAGTTGCGCAGAAGTTCCTACCAGCGTGTTATTAGAGAGGTTAATAGTCTTGTTTGTTAAAGTCTGCGTACCGCTCGCTGTAGTGGCTGCTACACCACCAATCGTAGCAGATGCAAGGGTAGCTGGCCCAGAAGAAGACAGTGTTGTAAAGGCCCCTGTAGAGGGCGTAGAAGTACCTACAGCTGTTGCATCCACTGTACCCCCATTAATATCTGCCGTGTCTGCGATAAGAGAATCAACTTCTGCCACACCAGTGATATAGAGGTTTTTAAATTCTTTTCCCACTGCACCTAAATCTAAGATGTTATCAGTTTTTGGTGTTACAGAAGAACCAGTGATAACTAAGTCTTGCGCAGGACCAACAACAGTGATTGGTGCTCCTTCTCCTACAGAACCATTATGTCTGTGCCCACCAACACTTGCAAATGCAGAAGTAATAGCATCATACTCTGTATCTATTGGGATGGCGTCGATAACATTACCGTTGGAGATTTGATCTGTTACGTCTTGTCGAATATAGCCCGTCAAGTTACACCTCCAAACTAAATAGTGTGTTCATATTTATCTTCTCTCGTTTTCTCTGTACTCTAACACTGCAAAGTTTAGGTTGTACGCAGGTTTTTGTGACACAGATGTGTATCGTAAGGCAACAACAAATCCACTACCATTTACGTTATTATAGTATTCAGAGTCTGATAAAGCCCCATAAACAGATGTCCCATAAATGCTGGTTGGGTCGCCATAAAAATTCCCACCCCCCTCGCCATTAGCAATGTCAAAAGCAGTTGTAGCTGGACTTCCTTGCTTGTCGTAGTCAAACTTAAGACGACACCTAACTTCTAATCTACCAAGAGGTTTAATGTACAAAGTGTGTTTATACATTGTTTTTCTTTTCTTAGGATCAGAGATAGGCATATAAGGAGTTTCAAAAATGGCTTCAATATCACTACCATCAAAAGAATTACCACTCTCTAGACGATATACATAATCAGTGTCTGAAGAGAAGAAGATATGTTCTTTATCACTCTCTTGCCACTTACTAATAGAGTAAACCTTAATCCCTCTAGTAGTGGACCACGAGATATTCTCAGAAGTTTGGTCCATATATTTAACACCAATAAACCCATCAGAGTTTTTTTGTGGAGTGTTAGTTACAAAAGAAAAAAGCCTATACTGATTTTTGTTAGCAATTGTGATGGAAGCGACTTTAGAGGTTGCTTCAAACTTGTTAAGCAAAACTTTTTGAACGCTGCTGGAAGCCCTAGCAAGTCCAAAATCCCCAAGTTTTTCTGTAGCAGACAGGTACCTAACTCCGTCAGGGCCAAGGTATAAGATGTCTCCACCAACTTCTTGAATACTGTCTCTAAAAAGACAGCCTGTATTACGAGTAATTGCACTTAACTGGAAGTCTGCAAGAGAAGAGCCTGTTAAACGATAGATGCTGTTTAGACAAAAGATAATTAATTGATCTCGAAAAACGATAGTGCCAGTGATTTTATCTCCAACATTAACCACTCCTGCTCCGTTACCAGAAGTGAAATCGTCTTCTGTAAATGGGGCAGAAAACCCTAATAGATTTTCTTTCGCGTAAAAAATATGATTCTTAAATACACTTACATCTGTAGCCCCTTCCACTTCAGTGGGGGCTGTAGTTAGATACGCCATTGTTTTAGAAACAGTGTTAAAAATTGCTGGGTCATTAGCCCCGTCAACAATCACAAGTTTACGCACACCATTAAAATTGAATGTGTCGTAGGCGATGGATGTCACCGAAGAATTTATTAACGTGAGTTTTTCTGTCCAGCTTGTCCCAGTAGAGAATTGATACTTATTTGCTCTCAAGGACAACACTTCCCCAGAGCTAACTGCCAACACACCTAAAATCTGTCCTGTTCCCGGAACAGAGGCAGTGGAAAATTTTTGATAACCTAGGATACGAGAGTATCCACCTTGAACATCAGCTTCAAAATTTTGTAAAATTGTTGCACTTCCGGGGGCTTGAACCCCCTGTTCAATACGACCAAGGTTGGTAATCAAACCTCCCTCAAACTTAATAGGAAAGGATTCCCAACGTGTAGACATATTGTCTCCTTACGATCTAATAACTGTTGATCTAGCGTATTCAGAACGATTGATAAAAATCTTTCTCATATCTTTCAAGCCTTGCTTAAACAGCTCGTTAGATGCAGCAGCTTCTTCAATACCACCCCTAAACATATACGCATGATACATTGCACCTTCAATAATCACCCATCTAAATTGTTCTGGGATAGTCGGCACAGCATCCCAATCTACCATATCTACAGGTAATTTGTAATACTCGTATACCACGTCATAAGTTTGATCTGGAGGAGGAAGAATGCCAAAAGACATGTCTCTACGACGATACACATTTGTAGGAGAACTTGCATAGTCAGTGGGGTTAAATTCATAGTCAGGAAATCTTTGTAACACTTCCTCATAGTCTACAGGAGATAAAGAACGAGAAGTGCTATTTAAGGACAAATCTCCTTTTAAGCGGAAAGTGTCAAATGCAACACTTTTTGCATCCACCTCATAAGGGTATTTACTTTGGTCTACAACTAAAGTTTGAGTTTTTGTGGTGTGATTAAACGGCCATTCAAACTCTTCTCTATTAATACGATTAATAGCATTGTTGATATGTCCTTTATTATCTGCACAGACGCCAGAGGCCCCAGCAAAATTACTAGAGGTTAGTGGCACCTCATTAAGACGAAGATTTACATCGTTAACCAACGACAAGAAAGTTAGTGCCATATCATCCCCTAAGTAAAAAAGAAAGGAGGGGGAGGGAAAATTTCCCCCTCCCTCCCTAAGATTAGATTACGTCGCGTACAGCAACAACTGGAATCTTAGGCGAAGCATCACCTTCAACCAGAACCACTACTACACGGACTTTGCCTGTAGTACGTACAGCTGTAGCACCCAGAACATTAAGTTCTGCACCAGCCAGAGGAACCACTACAGGGAACACCGAAGTGAGGGCACCACCAAAGGTGCCTACAGGAGCCGTAGAGGCCAAAGTGCCTGTGAGAGTGGTAGCACCCACACGACCCACCAAGGTGCCCGTACCAGTGCCAACTTCAACCTGTTGCAGAGCCACAGACAGCACCGTAGCACCTGCTGGGAGAGCAATCAAACTGATGTCGTCAGTGGCAGTGCCCATAGTTGCATCAACCGCAAGGTCAATGGTATGGTCAATGACACGTACAAAGCGTTTATCACCTGCGTCCAATTGACCTGATGTGTTGCGCTTTGCGCTATTAAGAGTAGCCATATTTTAGTCCTTTCTATTAACTATCAAGCCAGATTGTACTTGGCTGTTACAATAGCTTCAGGACGTAAAATTTTACGGCCATACACTTGCAGACCGCGAACAACGTCAGCGAAAGTTTCTTGCGAACGGAAGGTTTCCGATTTAGTCAGATTCTCCGCAGTGGCGACAGCCGAAGACTGACCAGCCACGATAACACCATAATCAGTGTTTTGCGAAGTTGTACCAACAGTTGCCGAGCCTGCACCAACACGAGGAAGCGAGTTGGACATGAACACTTGGAAGCCTTGGATTTGCTTACCAATCATACCATTACGCAAACCACCCTTTTCGGAGGTGTCAGCGTTGAACAGACGGCTATCTTCGTCTTTCAACATTTCAGCGAACACTGGGTCGATAACAATCCAACGACCAGCTTGGTCAACGTTTTGCAAGTCAAGCAGACGAGCCATACGAGCCAAGATTGTCACTGGCGAAACCAGATCAGTGGGTTTAGATTGTTGACCCGGCATACGAGGGGCAACAGGAATCGAGTTGTCACCACCAGCTGCAAGGAACGAACCTTTAATCAGCTTGTTCGAAGTGAGCAATTCGTCTGCACCAGCTGTAGCAATAGCCTTCGTACCGGGGATGTCTGCAAGAACACGCAAGGTGTTTGCAGGAGCACCAATAACCGATTGTTTATACCCAGTCAAGTAACCCAACACTTCAGCATCAAACTGGTCTTTCAGTTTGAAACCTGCACGATCAGTTGCCAACGACATCCAATTGATATGCGAGTGAGCTTGTTCCACGTCCTCAAGTTGAAATGCGTATTCGTTGGCTTGGTCAACAACCATCGTAAAGTCTTCATCGACCAAATCTTGGGGAGTGATCAACTTACCACGGGTGTAAGGGCGGATTTGAATATCGGGTTCACGGATAATTTTAACCGAGTCACCGAACGAAGCGATTTCCCCGAAATACTCAGTGTTCGTAATAGCCTGAACAACCGAAGCACGACGGAAAGCC